TGCTTTTGGCTGTCCATAGGAACGCCTAAAACAAATGTACTATCAGGATCTAACGCCATAGGATAAGGAAGACCAGCGGTTTGTAAAGATCCAGCAAATGCTTTTTGATTATTTATTCCTACATTACTCATGGGGTTGAGAGAACTATGCTGATTTTCATATAATGTAACACTATTGAGAGCTGGTTCAGCAATCATACTTTGAGGATTACCATCAACACCTTCTTTTTCACTATCTAAAATAAAGTTATATGGGAATAATTCACCTGCTCTCATATACTGAACTGTTCTAATTGGTTGTTTAGTATCGGCTGGTGCTTCAGGTCCTGCTAAACGGAAACTATCATTTACACGATTTGTCGCTTGTGAAGAAGGAATAAAAGTATGAGTAACTGATATTGCATTTTTGCAACCAAATCTTAAATTAGTAGTATTATCACTTGATAATATTGTTGAATGAAGCGACTGAATTGTATTAAATCCTAAAAGACCTGTTGAAGGCATTTTATTAAATAATTCTTGTGAAGGTTTTACTAAATCAAAAGTTAAGAAAACATTTTTTAATTCATAATTATGGGTTGTATTTGCAGAAACAGGGGTTTTTACACCATGAGCATCATATACAAAAAATGGTTGTGTAACAGCAGCATTTTGTGCTAAAAGAAGATTTAATTGCAATCCATGAAATCCTTTTTCACTAATATTTAAAGGCATATCCCCAAACATACCTACCTGAATAGGAATAGAGAAATTTGTTTCTAAATTAGCACCACGACATGTAGTAATAGATTTAGAACCTAACATAGGATCTTCTAAATTTAAGCCGTTGTTATAATCAAAAGAATTATTCATAAAAGGTTTTGAACTGGCTAAATAACGATTGTAGTTTCTTACTGTTTCTAAATTACGACCATTTAAAGTTTGAATTGTAGCTTCTTCAATAACAGAAGAAATACCAATTCTATTATTAACAGTTGAACCATTATCATCATTCGCTACACTTTCAGGATCATTTACTGGTAAATCACCTGTATCATTTTTCAAAACAAATGTTCCATTTAATCTTAAAGTTTGTGGAAGTAGAAAAGCTGGTTGTCTTGCAATAACGAAATTGATTTGTGGAAAATTTGTAGCGGAGAACTTATTGCCTGATGGCTGGTTATTTGGGTGTAACGATACTCTGCGACGCTGTGCGTTGATTTGGACACTCATCTTTTTATATATTAATAATAAAATATTTTTTTATTAATATATTTTTTATTATAATTTTTTACATTTTATTTAATTAGCAACTTGAATTCCTCCTGATGTTACTAAAATACTTCTAATATGATGTATGAAATGCACTACAAGTTTAGGGAAGGTTTGAACTGTATCATATTCTGCTTTTAAAGTTAAATCACCAGCTTCCATTAAATTATAAAACATATCATTTCTTGCAAATTGGCGACCAACTGCAAAATTCATTAATACGCCATTAAGAGAAGATAATTCCATATCAAAACCTTCTACTGCTTTGATTAATTCATTAATATGCTGTGTTTGAATTAGAGGGTCAGCAAGTGATGCTTTTTCTACTAAAACTTTACGCTGGGGCTGTAATCCATCACGACCAATATCATACTGGTAATTTGTTAAATTATCAGGTTGTCCTCGTAGCGATTGAGCTGCTACTGAAAGCTGTTCGTTTTGGTTAAGTGGAACACTTAAGACGGCTAATGCTTTTGTAATATTTGGAATAGAAATTAACTGACTGGTTGGACCTTGAATTGCCTGTAAATTTACAAGTCGTGTTTGGGTAGTTGCTAAATCTAATCTATAACCACTTGATGAATTAGCAGCTTTTAGATCAGCAGCTACAACGCTTTCGTCCATATCAACCCTTTTAATATTATATTGTAAATTGGAAATAGTAAAATTGACTACATTTCTACCTGCTTCTATAAGTGTATCCCTTGTTGGAGCGTTTGTGCGATTTGCTATAGTTGGTGTTAATACATTAGTTCTCTCATTTTCTTCTACAAAAAATCCAAATCCTTCTAAATTATTTCTAAAAGCGTACGATTGTGTAATTCCTGGATCTAATGCAGATGCTCCACCTGTTAATGTAGAAGCTTCAATTTCATTACCAACACCGCCAACCAACGCTTTTTCAGGAAGGAAAAATATTCTTGCACCTTTATTTGTATCACCAGCACCTGGTGTTTTAGCAATACCTGTAATAATACCTAAAGATTTTTTGGAAGCTGCTGTTTTAGCTGTATCAGCAATATATAATCTATCACCTACTGAAAAAGGCATTAATACATTTGGGAAGCAAGTTGTATCATCATATCCCATTTTACCTGGTGCTTGTTGATTTACTGCTTTGATTGGATCACGAGCAGAGCCAGTTCCAAAAATGCCTAAATCGCCTGATGTATGAGCAGTTATTTGTAATGATGGACTTGTAGAACCAAGATCTATGTGATACTGGTCATTAGCATTTGAAATTCTTAAACCACCAAGTAGATTAGCATTAGCAGATACTGTTAGGGTTGCGGCAGCTGGAGTTCCAGCAGTTGGTGTTCCAATTGTTAGTGCCTGACCTGCTTCAGGTTGAGTTTGACCTTCGCCTAAACAAAACCATTCAGCACCGCTGATTGGACCATTTGCACCACCGCCTGTAATAGCAGTTACATTAACAAAACCTACTACTTGACCGCCTACTGAAGCAGTATAAATAAAACCTACTTTATACCCATTACCTGGTGTTGTGTAGTCAAATGCTGGGAGAGCAGCATCGCCACCAGCAGCAACAATTTCAGGCGAACTATCAAATATATTCATATCTTTTGGTAATACCATGTTATTTATTCCAATACCCATAGAACCAGTTGTGAATTCTAAAGCACGGCGATAATCTTCCATCTGTATTTCGGTACGAAGACCATTAAAAACAGCACAAGGAATAAATTTATCACTATCATAAAAATCAGTTTTTATAGTTCCACTAAATTGAACTGATTTGGCTGTATCAGGGGCGACAACTGTTCCAGCTGCATAACTATCAGCTGTTGGTTTCCAATATAAATTTTGATCTACAGAATTATTGGGCTGAACACCCTCAAATTCCGCTCTATGATTATCTACAGATGTAGTTTTTGTATATTGAAATTTCTGTGCAACTAAAGTATTATATTGTATAACTTCTTCTAAAAGGTGTGAATTAGTTACATCATAAGTTCTAACAACATTAAAAAGAGAATGAAGTCCAGCATCACGAGATGGAATTGGATTTCCACGCCCTTCCATTTTTATTGAAAATGAAAAATTGGATTGACTTGGAAGAAAATATCCAACATAGTTTGGAATTAAAAATCTAACATTACGATTTTGATTTTCACGAGTAATGTCTTTTTGATTTTCAGGTTTTATTACAATTGTTTCACTAATTATAGGAGCTGTGGTAGGCACATCGGTGAGATCCATTTTTATATATTAATAATAAAATATTTTTTTATTAATATATTTTTTTATTAATTAATTTGGATTTTGAATTTCAATTTGCGATGCTTCTAAATTTACAACATTTCTATCTAATTCAATACAACCACATTTTACTCGCTTACATCTTGATTTTAAAAAATATGTAAGCACTATTCCACTACATGCTGAAATTGCTCCTACAAATGTTAAAATAAAAGTCCCATGTTTATCTAAAAAATCAGGTTGAGGACCACAAATTTTATCAGGATTTATACATTCAACAGGACAGCTTATCATTATTCTTACATATTATTATTTTCTGTTTTTTTTTCATCTAAATTTTTTACCCTAAATATTAATTCAGTTGGGTGTTTTAATCCTTCAACTATTTTACCTGTATTTATTTCACGCAAACGGAATGATAAATTATATAAAAATTGTTCTGTGGGTAAATCACATATTACTGGTTGAGAATATGGTGCATTATATCTAAAATGTAATTCAGGTTTATTTGAAACATCTGCATCTTCTAAACTTGGTATTATTCCTACAATTGGTAATCTTGAACCTACCCCTACTTGCTGATCACGAACATTATAATCTTTTGCAATATATCCATCAATTGGAATATTATTTACTTCTACTGCTATACTTGGTAATTCAGGAATTACTATTGGAGCAGAAGCACCATTAAATGTAGCAGGACTTGTAAAACCTGCTTCTTCTGTATAAACACTATGTAATCCTATATCTGCACCTAAACTTCCACGATTTGGTCTTACTTCATTTTCTCTTATTTTTCCTGCATCTAATGGATATGCTTCTGCATCATCTACTATTTCAAAACCTGTTGTTTTAGTTTTTAATACTATTTGGGGTCTATGATTTTCATCAATAGTGCTGGGAAAAGGAGCCATTAATTCAGGTTGAGTTGCTCCTAATGATAAAAATTGTAAATTCTTATTATAATTTCCATTTATACCTTTAACAATTCTATCACCTTGAAAATAATTATTATTTGAATTATATTCTGTTAATTTACCAGTAATTTCAGTATCTTCATTTTCAGGAGGAACAGAACCTTCTAATGTTTTTGGATATTGTGATATACTTAAATGTAAAGGAAATGTTCTTGATTTTTGTGTAAATTCAAATTTTTTGAATGCTGGACCACTTGGAATTTGTCCTTGAACTTTATCACCTGTTTTCATTAAAAGTTGCTCTTCTTGAAAAGTTGCTCCACTATCTTTTGAAAAAGAACAAAATATTTCTTGTTGATATATTCCTTTTTGTTTAAATGTAATTTTTATTCTGCTTTCATCATTTACTTCAAAATCACTTGTCCAGTTAGTGGGTGGTGATCCTGTTGTATATGTTAAACTATTCCAAGTTCCTGGTCTTGCTTTTAAAAGCACTACATCATAATTTCTATTACCACCAGTATTAGAAAAAAAATCTGTTATTTCTCCTTCATCTGCAAAAGCACTTGTTGTAGGTTGAAATTGTCTTATTTCAAATTCTACAAATTTTTCAGTTGTATTATTATTACTTAAAGGTCTTACTTTTACAGATATATCTTTAGAATAATTACAAGGATAAGGTGGTATATTACCAATTAAATCATCTATTCCTTTTTGTGTTGCTTGAAATATTTGGTCATTTACTAAACCAACTTCTGTAGGAAGATATTGATGTATAAGTTCTGCTTCATCAAATGGTCTTTGATTTCCTAATAAATCAGCATTATCTACATCTACAGAAGCACATAATTCAGTTACTATATCTTCTTCAGTTGTTGAACCAAGATTTTCAATTACAAAAGTGGCTGGGTCATTTAACATTAATGGACCTGCTGATGATGTTAAATCAATATGTTCTCCGCCGTCCATTAAAACTATTTCTTGCACTTCTCCATCAGCATTTACATCTTCAATTCTATATACAGGCATTTTATAAATATCAGGTTCTCCAGCTCTTTGTAAAAGACCTTGCGTCATTCCTGCTAAAGCAGTTAGTCCAAATGTTCGGTTGTTAAATCTACCTATTGTTCCTTGTATATATCTTATTTTAGTTCCATTAATTTCTTTTTCATTAGGTGGTTGTAAAATATTTCCTAAATTAATTGCTTCATCATCTTTTACTTGAAGACCAAAAACTAAAGGACTGGTGCTTAATCTAAATTTTAATTTTTCTCTTTCTACAAACTGAAATTTTAAAGTTGATGTTGATGTTTCTGCTGGTGTATCATGTAATTGAATTGTAAATGCACGATTAGGTAATGGTTGAGTATCAGTTACATTAAAAATCATATTACCATTAAAGGTATTTTTGTAAAATTCTTTTCTGCGATCATCAAACAGGTCTGTATCATTTCTTGGTGGAAAATTTAAAGTAAATTCACCACGAGTATAAGGTCTTCCTCGTTTTTCATTATTTATATTTGTAGCAGGAGTAATAAAAATACCATTTTTTTGACTATGGTTAGATACTCTTCCAACATCATCTGTATAATGAAATAATAATTCATCTTTTATAAAACTTTGTTCAAAAGTGGTTGGATCATATTGTGTTCCTTCAACATCTGCTTCTAAAGTTAAATAAACTTCTTCACCTGTTGCTGGTGAATATATTGAACTTCTCTCAAAAACTTCTGTTGGTTTTATTATATATTGAACTTCACCACCGCCTTCAAAAATACCTATGTCTTTAGTAACCGTATTAAAAAATTTATCTACATTTTCATTTCCTATATCCATTCCAAAATATGATGCTCCTACTGCTTCACCATCTAATCCAAAATCAAAAGAATTAACTACTACATCTCTTGATGCATTTAAAACAACGTCATCATATACTGGTGTTATTGAAAGTATTTCATCGCCACTATCATAATTATAATTGTCTATTAGTCCTCCTCGTGTTAGTAATAGTTCTTCTTCAAGTAATTCAGTAGAACCTAAATCAGGTGTTAGAACTGTTCTAAATGCTATATTAAATTTACCAGTTGAACTATCAAATTCACACTCCCACCCTCTCCATGCATTACAAGGCACGGCATCATTTAAACTATCTTGAATTGCTATTGCTAAACTATCAAAAGTATAAATACCTGGTGGAACTTGTGCAGAATACATTTCTCCAGCTTCTATTGGACCTAAACGAAATAATAAAAGATTATTTGGTGCTGATATAGTAATTTTATTATCTTTACGAATTACTGAACTTACAAGTTCAATTTCAAATTTCTTAACTTTAATTGGTTCATCTAACTGATTTTGAAAAAGTGCTGCTGTTAGATCTATAGGTTCATTACTATCTTTTTGGGCTGATGTAGCGCAAAGAAACATTTTATTATATCTAAATATTTTATTTTTTTAAAATATTATATTATATTATAAAAAATGAAATTATTAAAAATTTCAAAAAGTGATAAACCTGAAAAAAAATATGTTGCTGTTTTTGAAAAGGAAGATGGTAAGAAAAAGAAAACTTACTTCGGTTCTGCTGGAATGGACGATTACACGATTACAAAAGATAAAGAACAGCGTAAAAGATATAGACAGCGACACAAGAAGGACTTATCTACTGGTGATCCTACTCGTGCTGGTTTTTTATCCTATTATATCCTTTGGGGTGATAGTACTTCTATAAATGAAAATATAAAAGATTATAAAAAAAAATTTAATCTTTAATATTATTATAAAATGATTAAAGCACCTGCTGAAAAAAAGAAGGAAGTTTTTGAAAAAAAACCAAAAGCTACAAAAGTCAAACCAAAACCAAAACAGGGAGAGAAAGATGAAGAACAATTATATGATAATTTAAAAATAAAAGAAGGAGGACTTCGCAGTTCTCTCAAAGTTGATAAAGATTATAAATTTACAAAATCTAAATTATCACCTTTATTGAAAAAAGAAGTTGGAACTACATTTAAGTTTGAAGGTAGAAATATTAAGATGACTGAAAAAATAAAGAAACAAGTTCGTTTAGCGATAAATATGATGAAATAATTATATTATTATATATTAAATGAATTTTATACAAGGTGATTGTCTTGAAAAAATGAAAGATATTAGTGATAATTCAGTTGATTTATTATTTTGTGATTTACCTTACGGACAAACAAGTTGCAAATGGGATTGTCTTATTGATTTAGAATTATTTTGGAAACAAGTTAATAGAATTTGTAAAGCAGAATGTCCTATGTTTTTTACTTGTAGCACTAAATTTGGAGTAAGTTTAATAAATAGTAATCCAAAGAATTTTAGATATGATCTTGTATGGGTTAAATCTGCTCCTTGTGGTTTTTTAAATGCTAAAAAGATGCCTATGAAAAAGCACGAAATGATTTATGTTTTTTATCGTAAATTACCATTTTATGATTTAAGCTCTCATAGTCATAAATTTTTAAAAGAACAAGTAAATCCAAGAAAAGAAAAAAATGCTGATACATTATATCCAAATAGATGTGAAATAGCAACTATTAGTAAATATGACCCTCCATTACCTAATTCAGTAATAAAAACAGAATTATATTCAAGTGAAAATAAAGAAGAACCGAGAGAATTATATAGAAATAAAGGGGATATGTATGACCCACCTTTACCTAATTCAGTAATAAAAACAGAAGAATTATGTAAATATGATGTTAATAAAAATGCTTATGGTGGCGGTAAAGAAGGGAGAATAAAAATATCAAAAAATAAAGAAGATCATCAAGCTAAATATGACCCACCATTACCTAATAGTGTGATAAGAAATGATACTGGTTGTTATGGTAAAGTTGATAGAAGTTTAACAAAGCAAGAGAGAAATACTCCTAAATTAGAAGAATGTTTTGGAAAAGAATATTTAAAAAATAAACCAAATTATAGAGAGATTAATCCAAATTTAGGTGCTAATGGGACTGATAGTCATATATATGAACCACCATTACCTAATACTTTATTAGAAATAAAAAGTGAAAAAGGCAAACACGCCACTCAAAAACCAATTGGTTTAATAGAATGGTGTTTGAAATATTATTCAAAAGAAGGTGATACAATATTAGACCCTACTATGGGTTCAGGAACAACTGGTGTTGCTTGTAAGAATATGAATAGAAATTTTATAGGAATAGAAAAAGATGAAAAAATATTTAAAATTGCGGTTGAGAGAATTAATAGTTGATACAATCTGTTCCCCTTTAAATAAAGTAAATTTTCATTTAAAATATATAGTTATATATTAAATGAAAGTATTAGAATTATTTTCAGGTGGTGGTTCTGTTGGAAAAGTATGTAAATTATTAGGATATGAATGTGTATCTGTAGATATTGAATTTGAAGCTACACATAAAGTAGATATATTAGATTTTGATTATAAACAATATAAACCTGATGAATTTGATATTGTTTGGGCAAGTCCCCCATGCACTTATTATAGTGGATTACAGCGTTCATGGATAGGTAAGAAAAAAAAAGATGGAATATATACTATTGAAAAACATAATAAAGATTTAGAAAATAGTGATAAACTTGTTGAGAGAACATTAGAAATAATTGATTATTTTAAACCAAAATTATGGTTTATGGAAAATCCACAAACAGGCACATTAAAGAATAGAGAAGTTGTAAAAGATTTACCTTTTTATGATGTTGATTATTGTATGTATAGTGATTGGGGTTATAGAAAAAGAACTCGTGTATGGACTAATAAAAAAGATTTTGATGCAAAAAAATGCGATGGAAAAGGCACTTGTGGAAATATGATTACTATACCTACTAATGGTGCAAAAAGACATGATAGTAATGAACCAATAAAAGCAGAAGAAAGAACTTTACACAAAAATAATTGTGGAAGATCAGGTATATTGCGTGATTTAAGAAAACATCGTATGAATGTTGCAATTGATATTCATAATAATAAAGGAATAAAACATAAAGAAGATGTTAGTATGTCTATTGGTTCAGGCACTAATAGATTAGAAAGATATAGAATTCCTGAAAAATTAATATTGGATTTATTTAATTGATACAATCTGTTCCCCTTTAATCAGTTTCCATATCTAATACTTGCTTGGTTACATCTAAAAGTTTCTCCCAGTTGGCTGATTTAATATTTCTTTTATTTATCTTAACATTTATGGTAATAGTAAATTCTTCTTGTTTATCATCTTCATATTCAACTTGTAAAAGTTGGGGTCTGTCTATATCTTCTTTGATATGAACTTTTCTCGCTTCTTTTACTACACTTTCCATTATATATATATAATTATATATTTTTTTTATATAATTATACATAATTACTAAATTTATAAATAATAAATTGGAATTCAAAAGTTAAAATACAGAAAAATATAAAATGTGAAAAAATGAAAATCTTGCCCCATTTTTCAAAAGTGTTCTTATATACCCATCTTGTAGGGACTTTTCAAATTTGGGGCAACTTTTTCATTTTTTCATTTTTTATTATTTTATTTTATTAAAATTTATTTATTCTTTTTTTTGAGAAGAAGAATAAATAAAAATTTATAAATAAATAAGAAGAAGAGAAAGCTATTCATAATCATCGTCATCACTACTATCATCATCAGGTTTTGTTGCAAACCCTCTTATACTATCTTTTGTAATTTGCACACCATTAATATATGTTTTTGATGGAACATAAAAACTTTTTAATTTATTTTTAATCATTTCTTTGAATGCCTTTTCATTATTTTGTCTTTGCTGTGCTTTTGATAATGAACGGAAGAAATCACTACTTTTATAAATTTTATAAATATCTTTAATGGATATTATACTATCTTTTTCTTCTTCATAATTATCATAAAACCAACCAATAAAGTCATCTTTTGAAAGCATCCATTTTAAAGCCAAATTACGGCATTTATCTGGAATATATACATCATCATCTTTGTATTCAGTACAAATATAATCAAATAAAGCAGAATAATGTTCCTCTAAAAATTCATTAGTTTTTAATGAACTATCAGCTTTTTTATAATTTTTTTCATTTTTTAAATCTTCTTCATCAAAAGTAAAAGTAGTTTCAAATGGAACAATAACCATACGCTGTTTTTCAGCTTCGTTTCCATCCATAGTAATAAATGGTAAAGTATTACATTCCATAACAAATGTTGCATCAATTGTAATATCAAAATTATTTTCATATAATCCTCGTGCTTTAAAATTACTTTCACCAGTAAATGCTTTTATATTAGACATTCTTAATTTTTCAGTTGAACCACTATCAGGTTCAGTAGCTTTTAAAAATCTTTTTTTATGAATACATCTTAATTCAGTATTAGCACCACCTTTAATTTCTTTTGTTAATAATGATAAATGCAAAATACCATAATAATCACCTAATAAATATTTATAAAAATCATTAAGAACACCTTTACCATTTCTTCCTCCACCCGTTGCAACAACAAATTTTTCTATCCGTTTTCCTAATAAACCAGTTTTTAAAATGGATATATAACATTTTCGGTATTCTTCATTTGGGAAAATATCTATAAATAATTGTTTAACTTTCTTCATTTGTTGTTGGTTATATTCTTTATAATCCTTACCGCTTGTTGTTAAGATATAATCTAATTTATTAATATCTACCCATTTATTTTGTTTTAGATCATAAGATTTATTTTTGAATACAAATAAATTTTCATTTGTATCAAATATGTCTTTATCAATATTTTTTGAAAATAATTCATTAGAAATTAAACCAAATATATTTTTCATTTTTTGATTACCAATAGAACGTAATGTTTGTGATGTTAAACTGATTTGCTTTAAAATTGCTTCCTTACCTTTTTGATCTTCTTCTATTTGTAATTCACTATGTAATACATCCAAAACATTAATATATAATTTATCAATTTCAATTCGTAAATGATGCTGAATAATAGAACCTTTTTGATCTTCATACCAATTATTATTATGATAAACAAAAATTTTTCCATAATTACATATTAAATTATCACCGAAGCATTCTAAAAAATAATTAGATAATAGTTTTTCATCAAAAAGCACATACTCACTATTATAAGCAGTTCCTACTTTACAAATTTTTAAATATTCTTCCTCATTACTTTCTCTGCTGAAATGTCTAATAGAACCAGGACTATAATTATATTTTCCACAACTTTCCCACATCTTTTCAAATTCTTTATGTGTTTTATCATATTTTTTACTTTTCATACTTAAACTTCTGGCTACTTCTTTGTAATGTTTTATTTCATTTTGTTCTTTACCAAGAGCATATAATGAATTAACAATTTGAAACCAAGATTTATACTCATCAATATATTTAATATCTATGTTATTTATAATATTTTTCCATAATTCATTATTACATTCAATACTTAAAGGTGGTGTTTCATTAAGTTTTTGAATTGCTTGTTTTTTTGTGATTACGTCTTTTCTTATAATAGTGTCTTTTTTTGTAATAGTTTTTGTTTTTAATTCATTAAAAAGTTCTTCTGGTAAAACATCCAAATCCTTTTCTGGATTAACCCAAGAATATTCAAATACATCACCAGTTTCCGTAATATAAGATGTTCCAACATAAAAAACTTGTTTCCCATTTCCTTGAATATCTAACTTTCCTACATTACTTGGTAATTGAGTAAATCTTTTTTCCCATTTAAAATAAATATGAAATCCTTTTCTTGTGGCTACTTTTAGTGAATTATTAAGCTGTGGATATTTAAAAAGGTATTCATTATATAAATTTATATCATCAAAATCTAAAACAATAATATTAGATTTTTCACCAGTTAATAATCCAAAGCCATTATGTCCCTTTTTAATAGAAGAATTATTTAAATTATTCCATCCTGGTTGCATACCAATAGGTATTTTTTTCCATTCCTTTTTATCATTTAATTTTAATTCAATTTTTGGAAAAGAATGAACTATAAATTTTTCTTTAAAATTATTGGTCGCCATTTTATATAATACAAGATATTTTATTTCTAAATCAATTTTTTTGAAATAATCATAAATTTTTTGGATAATTTATATTATAACATAAAATATATTATCTTATGTTATAGTATAATTATGGGTAGATATATTACAGACAGAACACAATATTATTACAATTATTACCAAATGAAGAAGGACACATATAAAATGAATTATTATGAAAAGAAAATGAGAATGGCTGAATTAGAAAAGATTTATGAACCTTATGGTGGCGAAAAAGAATATTATAAAAATCAAATATTAAATTGGATAAAAGATGAAAAAAAAAATAAAGACGAATTATATAATGCCGAGAAGAAGAAACAATAATGAATTGCAAGAAGTAGATATTTCTATGCCCCCACCTCAAATAGTAGTACAAAGTCATACACCATTTTTTGCAGCAGATTATTTAAGAAAAAATCATTATCAAATGAAAAAAGATTTAAAAAAAGAAATTGAATGTTCCGTATGTTTAGAAAAAATATGTTGTGAGAAATGCTATACGCTCTTATCATGTGGGCATGAATTTTGTTTAAGATGTATTATTAAATGTTCTACATGTCCTCTGTGTCGCTCCCATCAGGAGAACTCCCAATAACCTTTTCACTTTCAGTAATAATTTTATCTAACAAAGCTTCAAATATAGGTTCTAATTCTTCTTTTGTAAATTTATATTTTCTAACAGTATTAAGAGTAGGAATGCTTTTTCTTTCCTTACATCGCTGAAGGGTCTTTCTACGATTATATAAAAATACTTTATCAGGATTAGATTTTGCCCACTCTTCTTTTACTAATTTTTGATAGATCAAAACATCTTCGGCTGTTTTGTATAATTCATCATTATTTAAAATTGGCTTTCGTCCCATTATTATTATATATATTAGAAAATATTTTTTAAATCAATTTTTTTTTAAATTCCTAAATTTTATTTTTCTTCTTTTTCTTTATCTTCATATTTATACATCTTTTTATTTGTATGTCCTGAATGTCCCATCTTGTGAGCGATTTCAGTTCTTTCTTTTTCAGGTTTATCTGCTATAAAATTAGCAAATGCTCTGCGTATAGTATTAATTGTAATTTTCTTATTTGTTAGTTTTTCAAACATTCTTGTGATCTTATGTTGAATAGTATTTTCTTTCATAGCATTACCATTAGCATCTTCAAATACAAAATCAGTATTTTTTTCAATCAAAGGTATTGCTTCTTTTGGAGCATCAAATTCTATTCTTCCATATTTCTTTGATGTTTTATATTCATTTAAAATAAACTTATTAGTATCTTTAATATAATAATTTTGTTTATCATTATTAGCATCTTCTTTTGTTTCAACTATTTCCATATCACTAAAATCATTTCTTGGAATAAATCCAATACCAGGATTAACATATAACATATATAATAATCTCTCGTCCCTTTTCAAATCATCTATTTTATTTTTTAATTTTTTTAATTCTTCAAAAGATATATCATTCTCACGCTTCTCATTTACTTTTTCTTTTTTAGCAGATGAGAGCATATCCTGTTGAACTTTTAAATCTTTAATCATTTCCTCACTAAACATCTTTTTAAATTTATCATATAAGTCCATAAAAATAAAAAATTGATTAATAATATTTAATTCACTATTTAGATTATCATTTGGATTTAGTTCTTCAATTAAATCTAAAAGTTGTTCTTGAGTTTTAAATGGGAAGTTTTCTGCTTTTTCTAAAGTATGAATTCTTGATAAATACGCAACCTTACTACTTTCTTTAATATCTTTACTATCCTTGATCTTTGTTTCTAAATTTCCTAAAATAGAATTTTTCATTTTTATATTTATAATAATATATTTATTTTTGAAAAAATTACGAATTTCTTGTGTAGATAGTAAGTCGCACATCTATTATACATATAAAAATACATATATCTTTAAACCTATTTTTTAGGACATTATCCTCTAATATAGGAAATAATCCTATTTATAAAGGGAAAATACCATAAAATTAATTTTATGAAGAAATCCACTTAAAAATCCTTATATTTATGGGATATTGTCCTCTTTATTAGGGATATTATCCTCTTTTAGTATCCTCTTTAATATCCTCTTTTTAACAGGCATTCTCTCGTTAAGACAATTATTTTTTAAAATATATTTTGTTTCAATTATTGCTAAATCTTTTTTATCAATATCTTCAAACTTCTCTAAAGCTTCAATAAATACTTTATCATAATTTTGAAATAAGTATTGACTGGTGCTGTTTCTTCTATTAGTAGGTTTGGCTTGTTCCTTATGCTCGTGGAAGCGTTTAGTTAAATTCTCTCGTTTTGTTGAACCAATATAAACTTTTTCACAATCAGGGGAATAGATTTTATAAATAATTCCAATCATTATTATTTATAAAAATATTTTTTTTTTGTAAATATTATCTCAAAATCCTAAATTATTTTCCTACTTTCTTCATAGTAATATTGTGTGCTTGAGTGAAAGTTTTACCTTCTTTCATTAGTTTCTTCATCATTTCTATATGCTTTTTGGTATGATGTTTGGAATGTTCTTTTAACTTTTCTTCATCACTTGATTTAGTGGGCTTGGGCTTGGCTCTCGCCATTTTTTTTTCAGGAGTATGATACGGCATTTATTATATATTATTATTTTATTTTTTTTTATAAATAATCATTCCTGTTTTTGTTTTTGATTGAACATAAGTAGTTCCTTTATAAACAAATGATTTCTTGTTTGCTTTACGTGCTTCATTAACCATTTTCATGTATTCGTTCATTTTTATAATATATTAATATATTTTATTTTTTTTTATCTTTTTCTTTTTCTTTTTCTTTTTCTTGAATTTGTTGAGGAATTTGTGGAATTCTTTGTGCAAAATCTATTCTATAAATAACTGCTGTATTTAATCCTAAAATTTCAGTTGCTAATTTACCATTTGGAAAATGAATTGAGGATATTAATTCTGTTAAAACATAAGGTTTATTTACAGTAAATACTAAATCACTTCTATAATTATAAAAGTAGTCATCACTTGCATAGGAAGTCATTAAATAACTAATTGCTGGTAATAATTGCTGACCATTCGGTCCTCCTATGTATTGATTTCCACAAGGTGTTGCTATATTACTTCTTAATACAAGATATGGAAATGATAATCTTGATGGTAATCTTTCTGCTAATAATATATCACTATTTGCAACAACAGCCCCTGTTGTCCATACTCCTCCTAAATTAAACATAGGCATAAGAGTATTGGGGTTTGAAGTGCTACTTGCAGCAGATCCTGTTCCAAAACCACCTACGGTTGATGGAACACCTGATGAACCATTTATACAATTAGTAGTTACTGGAAATACCATATTATTAAATGCTTTTGAAGCAGATTTATTAGGTCCAGCGAATTTATTATATAAAGTATGATTATATTGTGTTTGAACTTGAGAGAATAATGGTAATATTTGATTTAATTCATATCCCATCTTAAAAAACATAGAACCTTGAAATAATGCATAATCAGTATTTGTTAAAGACAATTTTGAAACACCATTACTTTTAATTACATTATAACCAATAATTCCAATTCCTGCTTGGGCTGAATTATATACATAAGGATTGCTGTCTTGCTCTATATAAGCATAAGGTCTTAACGTTGGAGAAAGCATATCTTCAGCTGTAAATGAACCTTGTACCAGTTCTTTTCCAGTTACAATAGTATCTTGATTTAATAATCTTAAAGTAAATTGAGTTGCATTAAAAGGAACAAATGGTTGTAAATTACCTAAAAATCCAAATTCTTGAGCTGGTTCAAATACTGCTGCGTGATCAACTTCTGCATAACTACATAAGCCGCCTGGTTCAAAATTATTAAAATAAATACCGCCATGTTCTCTTGTTGGATCATCTGTTGGACTTGGTAAAGGAATTGCTTGAGGATCTTTTGTTCCTGGACCTAATACACTTGCATCAAAAGTTTGGCGAATAACATTACCATCAATACTATTAGTTTGTAAAGGTAATAAACCACGATTTTTTGTTGCTCCTGTTCCAAATGTTCCACCTTCTACTCTGCCTGGTAAATATCTATCCCTTCCAAAAAAACTACCTTTTCTTTGTAAATTGAAAATCATAAATTCAGGTGGTGATGTGCTTTGTAATCTACTATCATCAAATTTTTGAAAATATCCAGCTGGTAAATCTACTTGTTGGGATACAGCACAATTTGTGCTTTTAACTACTCTTTCAACAACTTCAGGTGATGTATTTGGTCCAAATGATGCTAATTGAAAAACACCATTTCCTTTAAAAAGTTGTGTATGTAAATTACCTAATGCAAATCTATTAAATGTAGTATCAAAATTCATTATAGGATCATTTGCTCCAACATAAATTATATTTGAAATTGATTTACCTTCATTTGCACTAATTCTTGTAAAACGCTCACCTTTTGAAGGAACATATTTCCCTACATTTGGTGTTGATTGTATATTATCAACTGGAACAGCTGAAGATATATCTTTGAATGATTGAATACCACAATAATTTGTAATATATTCTTGTGTTGGATTACGACCAGCTTCTTCAGGTTCTATATGCGATGGTTCTAAATTAGATTGCTGTGTTGTGAATGGGTGATGTAAATCATTTTGTTGTAAAGATGATGTAGTTCCAAGCATAATATATTCTCCTAATTCAGGAACAGGAATATTTGCATAAGATTGACCTTGTGCTATTATTCCACAAAATGGTGTTTCCAAGATTTTTAAATTATTTTTAGTTGCAGTAATTAAATGTGGATATGCTGTTTCTAATGTTTCCAAATTTTTGAAGAAAATTGGAATTATACCAATACCTTTTCCTTTATTTAATTCTGTTATTTTATCCCATAATTTTTTCAATTGTTGAAAAGTATATGTTTCAGGACATGTTGTAAATAAAGCTTCGGTTTCAGCTCCTAATGGTATAAGATGATTAAACGCTGAATGAACATTATATTCTATTTGTTTATTTTGTGGTAAATATCTATAACATTCTATAGACCTTCTACAACCTTTTTTATAAGCACTTGTTAATTCATTATTAGTTGCTTGAAAATCATCTGCATAGGTACTCCAACTTGGTATTCCAAAATATCTATCAGCATCTTTGGCTGCAGTTACTGGATCTGTTTCACTTGTAGGACAATAAAAACCAGCAGATGTTCCTTTATTAAAAATACTTTGTGGATTAGAACTTGGATTGTAATTTGTATGATTATTATCTAAATAACCAACACGCATTTGACGCATCATATAACTTCCACTTGAAGAAATATCTGTTCCACCTACACTAACATTTCGTCTAAAAATTGAAAATATATTTTTCATTTCTGCTGTTGTATTAATAACAGTAGCTGGATTTGCAGCATCTTTAATATTATCAACACCATTATAAAGATTATAAGTTTGAAAAATATTAGGTAAATATATTGGAGTTCCTTCTCTTCCTTTTATAGGAGGGCGTGGATTTGAGCCACTACCACTTTGTGGAATAGATGCACCTGCTGGACGAGGATTTTCATCACCTTCTGGTATATTCATACTTTCATTTTCAGGATATGAATATTGATCATCTATTCTCCCAACTATCCAATCCACATAAGTATTATTAAAAAATTCTATTGACTGACTTTCTAAACTATCACCATTTAAACTTGCTGGTTTAAATCTATTTCCATGTTTTTTAATTTTATCCATATTTTCATCAAAAACAGATAATTGTAATTGTCCATCAAAAATTATATTTGTAGCAAAAACATTTGTATCTTTAACATCTAAAATAGGTCTTCTTGCACTTTTATCATACATTTGATAATTTTTACAATTTAAACATTCAATATTATAATTTTTTGTAAGATCAACTGGACTACTTGAAGAAGGTGAAACATAAGTTTTAGATGCTATAAAATTACCTGCATACCAAGAACAAACATAACTTTTTTGTTTATTTGCACTATAAGCTGTTGGATAAGTTTTATTTAAAAGACAAGGGAAGTTTCCAAGATTTCCTTGTTTATAAGTTGTAGTATTTACACTTACAGGGTCAGTTGGAATTTGTCTTGAGACAGCAACCCCATCATCAAAACCTGCTAATATTGAATGATTTTCATAATTAAAATGAACATCATGTGTTGTTCCAAAAGTCATAGGACAAGCTTGTAATATTGGTTGCATTTCACAAATAGCTTTCCATTCAAAAGGATTTCCTACAAGCATATTAGCATAAAATTTTTCGTAAGCTTGAGCTGGATTATATTTATTACCTTCTTCTAAATCTTGAGCTTTAGTAGGATCACCAGTTACTCTTTTTTGGTTTTTTTCAATTGCAGCCCAACCTTCTATTGATGTTTTTGGTTTTGTTACTTTTGCATTCCAACAATAACCATTTATAGTAGGATATGTTGTATAAGTTTTACTTGTTAATTGTGCTACATTTTTTTTTAATACAGGTTCAATATCATCATCAAAAGGTCCTGTAAGAAAGCCACCAGTATCATAAGTTAAAAAAATTTCAGCACCTATTGCTACTCCTTCATTATTTGGTGAAGCCATATTTGGTTGGCGTTCTTTCATTTGGTCTGTAATAATTTCAGCAACTCGTGATGGTGCTAAATTTCCAGTTCCCAAATCTAATTCTATTGTAGATTGTAAAAAATGAAAATATTTAGTATCACGATTTTGTGTTCTAAAATTTAATAAATTAGATGTTTGAACTGGTTGTCCTGTTACTAAATTATTTGTATCTAATCTATAATATGGTCCTTGATTTCTTTTATTAACATCATATAATTCACTACAATATAAACGATTATTATTTGGTCTATGATTAAATCCCCCACCTTTATAAGTTGTTGGATAATACGTTACAATATCTTCATAATTATTTGTTTCAAAATCTCCATATGATTGTGGTAAAAAAGTAGATTTAGTTATAAAAGTGCCTGGAAAATATATTCCATCATAAACATTTATTAAATTTCCACTACTAACTTGTTCTAATACATTATTTTGTTGATTTGTGCTTTGTATTAAATATGGTGCTGTTCCACCATCTATACCTGGTATAGTTTCTCCGCTTGTTGTATTAGGTTCTGTGGATACACGATTAAATCCTTTATTTCTATTATTTATATTTTCATTAAAAGTATTATCTAAACTCATATTCTTTTGTCCAAAACTTACACCAGTCATTCCTTTTTGAGGAGTATTTTCACACCAAGATACATATCCAAAATGATCTATTGTATTTTGTTTTTCAATTACCAAAGCCCCAGCGGCTGATGCTGGAGTAGATAAAAGTGTTGGATTTAATTCTTTACTAAAATATCCATTTCTATTCATAGACCACTCATTATTAAAAGCCCAAAATGCTAATCGTTGAGCTTTACCTGCAGTTGTAGGACATGGATAGTATTCAGGACTTGGTTGTGGAAATTCAGTATTTAAATTACCAAGTGCATTACCAGTTGTAGGATCTAAAATTGGATATACTTGTGCGTTAAAATTAACTCCCCAAATATTTTTACCTGTTAAATCAGGTGAGCCAAAACTTTCATTTATAATTCCATTATTACTACGAATATTTAAATCCATAATTGTATTACTGCCTTTTGGTAAGGGACAATTAAATTGATTATTATTATTTACATAATATGCTATTACAATTTCACAACGATTATCACTTTTAAAAGTTCCATCACGAAGTGATGTATCATCGCTTCCATTAAATTGCAAAAAATCTCCTCCTCCTGCTCCAGTTACATTTAATGCACAACTTTGCATAGAAATTTGATCGCCTGGTTGTAATTCTATACCTGTATCTATGGTGGTACTCCAATTTGCATTATTAGAAACTTGTTTATGTCTAATATCTACAATACCTACTTGCTCTTCATTTTCAGTAATAATTGAATTTGCTATTGCCCTATTACTTTCAATCAAAAGTGTAGTCATTACTAATTATATATAATATATTATTATTTTAATTATTATTCATTATCTTCATATAATACTTTTGTATCAAAATTTCTATGTAATTTTGCTGGATACTGATCAAGACGACCATATAAAAAATTAAATCGTTCAGGAACTGCTATACGATGTTGTCTAATAAAATTATCAGGTCCGCCATAATTATCGCCATATTCTTCTGCTACTTGTTTCATTTGCTGACTATTTAATGTTCCTATTAAAAGGTTAGTTGCATTACTTCTAACAACTGGTGGGATCATCTTAAAGTTTTGAACTGTATAAACTAATAAACCTATTCCATGATGACGAAAGTTTGTTGCTAAATTGAAAAAAGGACTTTTAGGTTTTAAGGTTGTAATATCATCTAAAATAATAGCAATACTTGGTCTGTCTTCATCTTCAAATTGCTTTTGATGATCTAATATTCTCATTAATTTATTTTCATCAAAATGGTCATAACTACTGGCTGGAAAGGCATCACGCAATTTTCTTGAAGTTTGGTCTTGATGTATAGTTGATGAAAAAATATAAACATCATCAAAAGCATCTTTTAAAAAATTAGAATTCATCATTAAATTTACTAATAAATTACTTTTTCCACTTCTTACAGATGAAACAATAATCATATTAGCACCTTTATGAACATCAGGTAAAATAGGATGGATTGGTCGTCTTATTCTTATTCCGTGATTATCTTTTTTGACTGGAAGAATTGTTAAATCAAAATTCTCATCTTTTTCTTGATCTTCTCTCATATTTATAATATTAATATATATTAAATTATAAATATATTTTTATATAAACTATTTAAACAGCAGAAGATTGTCCTGCTTGTAAAATTGCACTATTAGCACCTGGTGCAACTGATAATGTTCTATGGGTTGGTATTACATTCATCGTTTGTTTAACTTGTGATGGTATAGCTACTTTTTTCATATCAGGGTGTGGGTGCGGTTTAAATGCTTGGACTAATTCATATATTCCAAATCCTAAACCAGCTAAAATACTCGCAGGTCCAGCAATAGCCGCAGCAGTACCTAATGCAGCTCCAAGTCCTGTAGCTTCTGCAGCCCCAGCCAAAGCAGTTCCAGCAGCAGAAGCAATAGTATCACCTGCTGTTTCTCCAGCAGCTTCTGCACCAGCAGTTTCAGCAGCCGTAGCCGCAGCATCACCAGCTTCAGCAGCAGTATCGGTAGTTTCAGCCGCTGTTGCACTTGTTGGTAATGGATCTGTGCTACTACCAGCACCTGCAGAACTTGCTGGGCGAATATTAGCATCTAAAGATCCAAATCTATCTTCAACATCAGCATCAAAATCTTGTCCTACTCGTCCTGCTTGACCACTTCCTCCTTCTTCACCGCTTGGAGTAGGTGGTTCTTTTGCTTTTGTTAAAGTTGTTTTTAATTTTGATGCTTTTGGTGCTTGGTTCATAGGATTGAAATTTTCCATTTGAACACCTGCTTCACTATCTTGTGGAGCATATACATTTTCTTTAGTTAATGATGCAGGGTTATATCCTCTTGGTGCTACATTATCACCTGGTTCGGCTGTTCCTGGTAATCTTGCTGATGTTCCTGCTGTTCTAATTTTTGAATATAATGCTGAACCTGCTCTTTTAATTGGATTAAATGCTCCTGCTTGATTTAATTTACTTATTGCTTCAGGAACTGCTCCTGCCTGAATTGATAAATTAGATAAACTTTCGTGTATTTCTCTCAATTTTTCATCATTAACTATATTTGAAAGAAAAATATTTTGTAATTTCTGTCTTTGTGTATTTGCAATTGCATTTAAACGATTATTTTGTCTTAATGTAACACCCTCATTAAGTGCTGATCTTATACCACCTATGTTGTCTGCATAAGATTTTAAACTATTTGAATACCGTTGAATTGCTCCAGCTTCCATTTTATATATTATTAATAAAATATTTTATTATAAATATATTATAAATAATGATTAAAAACAAAAAATATGTGCCTGATAGTTTATCCAAAAAAGATAAAGCTAAACAAACTAAATCTATTAAATCAGGAACTTTAGAAGATAGACCAAAAGTTAATTACCCAAGTAAAAGAAGTCAGTATGTTATTAAATTTGAAAAAAAATATAATCGTCCAATAACTGATTTACAATATATTTATAAAAATATTATTTCTAAAACAGGGGTTGATAAAATATTTGAAAAAGCATTAGCAGCATATACATCAGGAAGCAGACCTAATACAACTGCTTCTGCTTGGAAATTTGCAAGATTAGCATCTGTTATTGTTGGCGGTCCAGCACGAAAAGTTGATAATAAAATTTGGGAAGAATATAAAAAATAAAAAAAATATATGAATTCAAAAAGTTATATTTAGAAAAAAAAAATATTTATATTATATAAATGGATTTAGATATTTTACCACCTGATAGTGATGTTTTTCACAAAAGCGATAAAAAAACTTCTACTAAACAAAAAGATCATCTAATTAAAGCACGAGCTAAAGCACGAGAAACTATTGAAAGACGCAGACAATTAGATAAAGAAGCAAAAGAAAAAGCAATAGCAGAAGAAAAAAATGAAGAAGTTGAAGAAGAAGTTGAAGAAGAAATTGAAGAAGAAGAACCTAAACCAAAGCCAACTAAAAAGAAAGTTGCTAAAAAGGTTGAATTAACAGAGGAAGAACAAGAATTAAGAAGGTTTGAAAAATTTATGAAAAATATGAACCATTATGAAAAACTAAAAGAGCAAAAAAGAATTGATGATGAAGAAGCAAAAAAAATAAAAGTTTCATTTACACAAGAAGAATATGATGAATTATTAAAAATATTAGATGAAAAAGAAGGTAAAGCAAAACAAGAACAAGAATTAAAAGATGCTATACCTACTGCTCCTAAAAAACAAGATGAAGAATATTTACCTGAAAGCATAGTTCATTCTTTAAGACCAAGACCAGTAACACGAGGAAGATTTAGATAAATAATTATTTTGAATTCTTTACATATTGTTCCCCTTATTTTAATAATTTTTTTATACTTTTAGTTTGTGTTTTTGATAATTTCTCTATTTTCTTTTTTTCTTTTTCGTCTAATTTTTTTATTACATATTCATTTATCATTCTTATCATTTCATCACGATCACCCATTCCATTTTTATTTAAATCAGTTTCATTTTTAAAAAACGATGTTAAATAATTTCCCATTATAATATTAAATTATAAAATAATATATAATTTTTATAATTTAATTTTATTTATTTGAGAGAATAATCCAAATTTACTTTATTTATTGAGCCATAATAACTGATGGTCCTTGCTGGATTATAACATTACCATTTTTAAGAGCAAATCCTTTTACTACTTCAGCAAAATAGTATGCATTATAATTGTAATTATTATGAGTATTTGTAGCGAATTTACGATGTAAAACTTCTATGGGTTTTTGGTTAATATAAATAGCATCATCATTAGCATCACCAGGCATAGTGCTTAAATTGACCGCAGAGAAATGCTGTCCTCCAGCAAGTTCCATACTATCAATTCCTTTGAATAATCTGTATGATCCATTATGTCCTGCAGAATTTGTATAAACGCTTTCACTAAATGGTAAAGCATTAGGTTGAAAATCAAAATTAGCAGTTTTTTCTACACAAGTATCTAAACTATATAAAGCATTATGTAAATAAACTGGAGAATTATACACCTGACGAGCTTCATGAGCTTTTAATGCAGGATTTGTAATTGGTTCAGGGAATATTAAAGTATCATTTACACGAACATCAAATGTATTTGGTTTAGGAGTAGCCAACATAGCATATTTGCCGTAGAATGGATTATAATGACGAGGAACTTTTGATACATTACCACCAGTTATAATACTGGTACGATCATTAGCATTAAAGCACCACATAATATTTTTAACATTAAATCCTGAAAGTGGAAGTTGATGGATTACTTCTCTTTCATTTAATTCAGCACCAGTTATAGGATCAACAGTTCCCATAGAAGCAACATTTGAAATTACATCAGTATATTTGAGAGCCATACCACGAGTAGCATCAACTTGGCGATCAATATCTTCCATACGCTCATTAGCATAGTAGATTGTATCTACATACATAAGACAACTTTCTTTTACTAATGTGCAAGTATTATTGACTGGGGCAGGAATATTTGGAGGAGCTGTTGTTGCTCCATTAAATTCATTTACACAAAGAGTTCCAGTTCCATTTACGGCTTGGTCAGCAGCTGTTGTTTGTTTATTAAATTCTAAATCTACAACTACTTCTTCATTCATTAAGAAAAGTGGAAGTTCTATGCTGTCTAATATTGGGAATAATTCACGAAGATATATAGTCCAGCACGGAGTAGTATCGGCACTACCAGTTAATTTCATATCAACAGGAAGAACACTATCATCAGGACTAAAAGTATTACTTTCTACTTGAACTCCTGTAGGTTGAAATTTACCAGCATCAGGATTATTATTTGTTGCTCCTCCAACAGAAGTGCCTACTTGTAGAGGAACAAGAGTATTATTAATACCTTTCATAAATCTAACATAGTTCGCTCTATAACTTGGTGTATTATAAGCATGGGTCATACTTCTATAATATCCTAAATCTGTAATTTCACAAATTCTTTTAGCACCTACACGAAGAGTAGCTTTTTTAATTAAACTATAGATGCCTGAACCTAATGGAAGCATACCACTTCCACCGCTTGTAACCAATTGGAATTGAAGACATGTATCACGAGAAAGAATACCTTTATTTTCAAAGACAAAACGAGCATTATTATCATTTATGGTAATAGGTTCTAAAGTTGAGCTTTCAACACGCATTACGGCAGGAATATCATCTGTTTTACCAAGAACAAGATCGCTGGGCTTTTCCATTTTTATATATTAATAATAAAATATTTTTTTATTAATATATTTTTTATTTTATTAATTATTTATTCTACTACATTTACTCCAACTGGAGAATATTCGGCAACATTACGACAGCGAACAAAAGTAAATAAACTATTAGCAGTTGTATCATTAAGACCTGATTGAATGCGAACAGCATATTCACGATCTTTGAAATTTGCACCTTGCTTTTGGCTGTCCATAGGAACGCCTAAAACAAATGTACTATCAGGATCTAACGCCATAGGATAAGGAAGACCAGCAGTTTGTAAAGATCCAGCAAATGCTTTTTGATTATTTATTCCTACATTACTCATGGGGTTAAGAGAACTATGCTGATTTTCATATAATGTAACACTATTGAGAGCTGGTTCAGCAATCATACTTTGGGGATTACCATCTACACCTTCTTTTTCACTATCTAAAATAAAGTTATATGGGAATAATTCACCTGCTCTCATATACTGAACTGTTCTAATTGGTTGTTTAGTATCAGCTGGAGCTTCAGGTCCTGCTAAACGGAAACTATCATTTACACGATTTGTGGCTTGTGAAGAAGGAATAAAAGTATGAGTAACTGATATTGCATTTTTGCAACCAAATCTTAAATTAGTAGTATTATC